TTTCCAAACTTATCAATCTTACCTAACATCTTAGACATCATTTCTTCTAATTTTAAGTTACCATTTTGTTCTTCTTTGGAATAATAAATACCATCACCATAAATATCATCTTCAGGTGTTTCTTTAATATTACCACTAAGTTCTACTTGTACATCTTCTTCTATTGGTTTATAGTTTGGGTCGTGAGTATTAATCTTTGTTATTCTTTTACCTGTTATTCGTTGGACTGCCATTATTTGCTCCGTTCTTCTATTTGTAATCCCGACAATCTGCTTCTATGTGCTTTAACAATTATACTATGTTTAAAGTTCTGATGACCCGCTACTAATTGAGGTTCTGTTACAGAGTTCATTTCAAAATAAATACCATTCCAATCAACAATATCACCAATTTCTGGAAAGAAACCTGCTTCTGATAGTGTTGTTCTGTGGAAGTATAATTCTATAGCTGTATTTACATCTGAACCGAAATCGTTAAATTCTGTTTCTGGTTCAATATAGTTAATAAGACAATTTACTCTAAATCCATCATCATAATACTTTGTTGTAGATTCACCATACATATTTTCTTCTGTATTTTCAATAGATACTTTGTATATATCTACTGTCTGTCCAATTATTTCATCTATGAGTTCTTCGTTAAATACATCAAACAAATTTACTTCTTTTTGGGGAACGAAAAACGGCTTCGTTTCTTGATTTGTACTTGTTCCATTTGAACTTCTACTTGACATCTATATCTCCTAACCGATGTATATTTCAAGTGGTGCTTTGTTCAACACTTGTTGATTAGCTTCTGCTTCTTCGGCTTCTGCTTTTGATTTTTCTGTTAATGACATTGATTCTAAAAATTCTTTTAGTTCTTCTAATAGATTCGTCTTTTCTTCTCTACCTTCAGATTTCAATGATTCACCATCCATTGTTACCTCACCATTTGGAAGTGGCATTGAAGCATATTTACTTCTGATGATACCGAGTAATTCTTTTGATAACGCTAATGTCATCTTTCTTATCCATTGACGACCAGATGAGTTTATCTCATTATATGTTATAGATTTATATGGAACATTACTTGGGTCTGTTACTTTATTCGTTGTATGTGTTCGTGTAGTAGATTTGACTTCACTTCTAATTTGATATTCAAACCATACTTTATCTCCAGCATCTGCATCTTTTGGTCTTGGAAATATTCTTACTTTATTGTTTACCAATTCAAATGAATAATTAGATTTTCTAACTTTATCACTTGTTTCAATAGTCTGCATTCTTGTTATATCATGTGAAATCGGTCTCATTATGAATGAAATGGCCGGTGAAGTTCCCCCCATACCCATACCATCCAACATCTGTTGTTGGTCAAATGAACCAGCGTATGGGTCATAAAATTTAAGTGTTGCTGATGGACCATAATTAAACATTCGTTGGATTTCAAGTCTATCACCTGATTTTTCAAGTGATGAATCATTCTCTAAATCATATTCTTGTTTACTACTTGTAAGAGTAATTGAACCACTATACATTTCAACACTACCACCAACATTAACAGCTTCACCATATTGTTCTGATAAGAATACCGCCGTTCCCATATTTCCATGTTGTACACTGATACTACCAGTTCCCATCATTGATGATGTATTATCATTCCACTGTGAACCACTCAATTTAGTGTCAGAACCATAAGAGTTCCACATCCAATTCTTTATATTATAATTGTTTATATATTGTGAATATTCTGATACCGCTTCTTCAAACATAGCGTATATAGAACCTGAATCAAATTCAAGTTGCATGACAGGATGTCCAAGTCTACGAGCTACGAATTTACATATACTCAAACTTTCACTTTGAAACGCTATATCAGCGTCATAAAGTCCATATGGTGTTGAACTTGTTACTTGTGATGCTGATGTTGGGTCTGCATATAAATAAGCGAATTTTGACATTAAAATTTCTCCATTATTAGGTATTTCTACTCACATATAAATATCAACAAAAAACAAAAACCCCATCAATTAAGACAGGGTTTTTTGTTTTAACTTTTATTTTATGTTAAATTACACCAAGTTTAAATCCTTGATTGCGATTTTACCATAAAATTCCGGACGAATCATCTTCTTAGCATATCTGGTCATCACGCCTTTACGAGGTGTAAAGTCAGATGGGTCATATACAAGAGGTGTCATAATCAATGGAACATATGGAGCATATACAGCACCTGTTTCCAAGAAATTATTTCCTCTAAAACCAACCAAGATTTGATTTTCAGACATATAAGGATTCTTATATACTGTCCATCTATTTTGTAGTGAACCGATTGCTTGAACACCAGCAGCAAATGATTGTTTATCACCATCTGTTGCTACACCATATCCAGGAATTGATTCAAGGATAGTAGCCACTTTAGGAGATACAACTACAAAGTTAGCACCACCTCTCATAGTTAATTTATGAATTTCATTAGATACTTTTTGTATCTTTGAAACAAGTGTTTGCCACCATTCAAATCGTGTTCCGTAGAATGTTGTAGATACCCAAGCAGCTTCGTCAGTACCAGTACCATTATAGTCTTCACCTGGAGTAACTGACCAATAGTCTTGTGTTACTGCGTCTGCAATCAACATATCAAGAATTTCTAAATCAATTTCTAATGAAATGTATTCAGATAACATTGATGTTAATTCAGCTTCAGCATCAACACTATGATAAGCGTTCAAGTCTTGAGCTAATTCAGGTGTCCATACAGCTTTCAACTTACGAGTCTTAGCAACAATTGCTTGACTTCTTAATTGTAAGTCAACTTCAGGAATTGCTAGTGAATCAGCAGTAGCATCACCACCAGTATCTTCAAAGTCGCCTCTAGCAGATTCAGTTGGTGCTACATTATAAACAAGTTTAAATTCAGCTCCATTCATTGTTTCTTTATCAGCTGCGGAACCAGAGAATATCAGAACAGCGGCACCAGCACTAGTACAAGTACCAAACTGTGGTAATAAATCCCACGAAGCAGCTGCGGCTGAACAAGATACATTAAAAGACCTAATAGCTAATTTATCAGCATCAGTTGGAATTGTAAATGAAGCTTTCCATATATTATTAATAGAAGCTGAAAACTCTTGATTGAAGTTAACATCTTTATAAGATGCTGTTGTAAATGTCGGGCCTAGATCAGATGATACTGCAGTATTAATTGAATAGTTATACCGACCTTCACCATATAAACCACCAACACCGTAAGGAGCAGATGAACCAGATGGAGAGTTAGGACCAGATTTACCAGCGAGTGAATTTACACTACCCCCAGGTACATCAGCATATCCTGCAGTATCTGTACCAAAACCTTCACCTTCTGTACCCGCAGTTGTTTTACCATATTTAAAGTCAAGATAAAATACAAGACCAGATGGTAAGTTCATTGGTTGAACAGACACAAATTCTTGTGCTGCTAATTCACCAAATATTCGTCTTACCAATGGTAAAGCGACACCGGACCATTCTTCTGAACCAGCAACTGCGGTGTTAGAACCACCTGAACCACCACCAGTTGAACTATTTTCTGAAATAAGCTGACGAGCTTGGTTTTCCAACATCGTAGCCATTCCACTTTTTTGAAAATCCTCATTCAAACCATCTAACAAACCTGTTTTATCCCATTTTGAGACAAGAGCTTTAGATTCTTCAGCTTGTTTTTTATAAGGACTAGCCCCTAAAAGGGCATCATTAATATAATCACTCATGATTATTTTCTCCTAATTACTTAATTATACCAGCAAGTTTCTTAAATCTGTTAGCAACTTGACTTTCTTCAGTAATCACTTTTTGTGACTCTTTAGAAGGTTTTGTTGAACTAACAGCTGAACTGGCTGATTCTTTAATGTTATGTTTTCTTGTAATTGAACCATTATCACCGAACTGTTCTGCAAGTGTAGAATAAACAAGTTTAATCTCTCTTGTAGTTTGTGCTCTGTCAAATGTTTCAACTACCTTTAGTTTTTGACCATTATCCAAAGAAAATTCTTTGAACAACTTATTTGTAAATAGAAGTTTTGCATTCAAGATATTAACTTCGTGAAGTTTATCTTTTAAGAAAACAACTGCTTCTTTGTATTCGTCAAGTTCAGCTTGAACAGATGAAACGTCAGTTGATTCTTCAACTTCTTCTTCATCTTCTTCATCGTCACCTTCTTCAAACAAAGATTCGTCAATTTCAAATTCTTCATCTTCATTAACTTCTTCACCTTCAACATCGTCTGTTTCATCTACTGATTCAGCGTCATCTGATTCGTCTGATTCTTCTACTGATTCTTCGTCTGATGATTCATCTTCGGAAAGTTCGTTTTCGAGTTCTTTAATGATAGCTTCTAAGTCAAGTTCTTCCTCAACTTCTTCGTCATCACCAAAGTCCACATCTTCTTCACCTTCTTCACCTTCATCTTCAGCAACTAAAGCGTATGTTTGACCATTCACTTCAATAGTTTCAGCAACTTCTTCTTCATCTTCAAAAGATTCTTCTTCATCAGCTTCTTCTTCGCCTCCGAAATCTTCATCTTCTTCAAATGCAGCTTCAGCTTCTTCTTCATCACCGACTTCATCTTCAGCAGCTTCTTCGTCACCATACTCATCATCTTCTTCACGAAGTTTAGCAGATAACATAGATTTCAACTGAGGTGTGAATGCTTCTTCTAACGCCATCTTTGCGTTTGCCAATGCTGTTTCTCGAACTGCTTTAGCGTCTGCGATGGCTTCTTTTAAAATATCACCCATGATATTTCTCCTCACATTATATATGTTTGTAATATAGTTATTATAAGAACTATAATAAATTTTTCGGTTTGTTTAGACACGGTATAAAGTCCGACCATTGGACCGTGTATTTAAGTTTGTGTATATAAATATGATTTATTAAAGAAAACCGTTAATAAATCTTAATAATCTCTATTATTTTCTTTATTTTGTTGATATTTATGACGAGATTTCTGTAAATTCTTCTTTTCTCGTTTAATTCTTGATGGTTTTTCATAGTATGACCTATTTTTTAATTCTACCATCAACTCACTATCTTTTACCATTCTTTTAAATTTCTTTAATGCCCATTCGACATTGTTGTTTTTCACATCTATCTTTAAACCAGTTAATGGTTTTTGTTTTCTTGTCATATTAACCTCTTACTTGTATTCTATTTTTCATAAACATCCCAATTACTTTATCTAGATGTTTACCTTCTACATCTAATATAAATGTACTACCTTTACCTACACCATAATCGTAATCTTTTCCCATTTTTAATTTAAGTTTTTTTAATATCTTATCAACTTTTAATTTATCAATAATAGGTATTTGAAGTTGAGTTCGTTTTGCTTCCATCAAATCTTTGATTGTTTCTCTGATGATTTGTCTTATTTTATTTTCCATTGTTAAACCAGAAGTTGGATTCCAAATACCAAGTTTATATTTTTTTTCAACTTTTTGTAGTTGTTTAAGTAATGATTTACTATAAACCATAAACCCATTAAAGTTTGACATATATCCAACCGTTTTACCCTTATATAATACATCGCCTTGTTTTGGGTATTTTGGAAAGTCAAGACCTATCTTTTTGAGAAAAGGTTCAAATTCTTTTGGATTAAACCAAATTTCTGCTTCATCTAATCTGACACTCTCATTCTGTTTCATTGATTCCAAAAATTTCTTTGCCATATATCGTTCTTTTTTGTATTCGGCTTTAACCCATTTCTTTCTCATTGATTCGGGCATTTCAGATAAATCAACACCTTCATTGTTTACCATCCACGCAACTCTACGAGCATCAGAATTATAAGTTTTCTTATATCTGTTCTCTTCAAGAGTTTTGAACCACTTTTTGATTTCTTTAACTGTCGTTCTCTTCATTATCTAATCCTTTTTATGTTCTTATTAAGAAGTGTAAGTATTTCTATTAATTTTCTAGCACTCTTATGATATTTTTTACCCCACTTCGCGGCTTTATCTTTATTTAATTTCTTTACATTATCTTCTAACTCATTAAATAAATCTGCCAAGACAAAACCAACTTTATCTTCTGGAGTATAGTGTAATTCATTTAAAAGCTCTTCCTTAATAATCTCTTTTAATCTATTCTTTGTTAGTTTCATTGGTATTTCTCCGATTAAAAATATTTAGCCAAATCAATTGCACCCTGAATTGCACCAAGTAGTTCTTTTTTATCAACACCTTTAAACATTCTATCTTTCATTACGAGTTTAAGAATAACTTGTGGTTTTTTCTTTTTGTTCTTCTCCACAATACCTTGTAAGACATCAAATTGGTCTGATGATAATCTACCACTACCTTCGTTTAGGTTTTTGATTTCTTCTCGTATGATTTCTTTTAATCTATTCTTTGTTAGTTTCATATTAATCCCATTCCCTTCCGCCTTGTTTTAAGTAATCAGAAAAACCGCTTTTATCTTTTTTAAGATTTACTATACCGCCTCCAAACGAAACAACACTT